CAATCCCAGTTAATGCTGCTGAAATTACATCTAAAATCACTGATTCCGTTCAATTGAAAGTTGATGGTGCTGCTGTTCAATCAACCCGAATTGGTGCTTCCTATTCAGCGTCAGGAACCAATATCCAAGCAACATCCTTTGGGGGTGTTGGTGGTGCTGGAACCTACGACATTAATACTCCAGGTCAAGCATTTAGCTTCTCAGAAAGCATTATTGAGGCAGATACTCCTGTTCTCAATCAAACACTTTCTAATCAAGGAACATTTGACTCACCAAATCTCTATGGAGATAGTGTAACTCAAGTTGGTGGCGAGAAAGGAACTCTTGCAGGTACTCTTTCTCCAACTGGTGTTCCTACTGTTACTGCTGGTGGTGCAGGTACAAGTGCTACTGCTCAAAGATCCATCGAATTAAGTGTATTCAAATGAGACATTTAACTCCCGCTTTGCTTTTAGCAACGGGAGTCATTTGTACTCCCGCAATGGCAAATACAGTTGTGCCTAATTTTACTAGAGGCACTATTAACGCAACAACAGAATCTACAACAAGAATTGTAGAAACAATCCGCCAAGTTGAATATACAACTGGTGAATCTTATACTGTAACTGGTACGAACATCAACATTCCTGGCGTTCCTCAAAGAGGTTCTGGTTATTCAATTATGACGCAAGGTGCTCCATTCCAGTTCAGTGAAACCTATCTCGGACCTGGAGTGGCAAAAGAAACATGGATAGACAGAACTACAGAAACAGAATCAACAACTACATCCGTATCTGTATTTACGCAGTAGGACTTTATGTATCGCCAGTGTTGGCTCAAACAGCTCCTAGTAATACTAATATCGCTGGGCCTTCTGCTAGTGCTACTGGAAACGTTACAAACCAAGCGGTCCAAGTTCTCCAAGGGCCGTACGCACTTAATACCTATGGTGCGGGCGTTAGTTGCCAGGGACCGACCTTCTCTCTAGCACCTTTCGTTGTTGGTAATGGAAATGCAAGTCAAGACCCAGAACAGTTTACATCTTTTTCTGGTAACGCTGGATTGTCTATGGGATTTAATGTCCCACTAGATGGTTCTTTACAAGAACTTTGTAAGGCAAGAGCAAGGGTCGAAATTTCAAGACAACAAGCAGAAGCAGATAAGGCAAGATTAGATTTTGAACTCGTGAGATTATTGAAATGCGGTGAGGCATATAAAGCGGGGGTAATGTTCCATCCCGATAGTCCTTACTATAAAGTTTGTGCGGATGTTGTTGTGAAATACCCAAGAGTTGAGGATGTGGTCAATGGAACCAATACAACCAATTGATAATCCAAATTTAAGACCAATAATCGGAAATAATCCGATTAACATACCAAACGCAAACATAAATCGAATATCCGGTCCATCTGTAATATCAACTATAGATAGACCGAGTGTTCGTGGTGTAGAAGTACCAGTAGTTCGTGGGTTAGAAGTTCCTGTTATTAATATGCCGAACACTGGAATTAAATATCCAGTTCTCAATGTTCCCACTCAGGCAGAGTTTGATGCTGCAGTAAATGCAGAACGTCAAAAACAAGCAGCAGAAGAACAACAGAAAAATAGAGGACTTCCAGATACTATCACTCAACCTCAACTTCCACAAGTTGCTGAAACCTCCACTACTCAAACTCCTACACCAGTTGTAGAAGTTCCACCAGATAAACCTCAACCAACCTTTTCTGTTTATGGTGTCGATATTAATCTACCTGATCCTTCTCTTGTTGCTACGGCTGGTGCTGTAGCAGTAGTTACAACTGCTGCTACGATAGCATCAACTGCTGCTTTTAATGTATTGAAGAATGCTGCTGAACCATTTATCAAAGAAGCAACAAAGAATAAGTTTAAAATTAAAATCAAACAAGTTAAACCTGTTCTCCATTATGTGATGGCAGAAGCAGGTCATATTGATATTTTTGAATACTCAGCAGAAGGAACAAGATTAGTTGCTCAAGTTGATAATGTTGAACAGTACATTAGAGACCAAATAGAGCAAAACACACTTTACGAAATTGAAAATAAAGTAATCATTGATGAACCAATAAAAGATAAGTTCACAAAAGAAGGACAAGAAAGATTCAAACCTCTCTATGCCCCTCCTAAAAAGATTGCTAAAAAATTATCTGCTCGCTTGTCTTTTTGATTCCAATAGAGAAAAATCTTTCTTTTTAGTTCCACCGGAATATTCCCAAGCAAATCCCTCATCAATCATTTGTTGATTGACTGATTTCTTTTTATTGACTGCAGATACTTCAGCATCTCCAATAAACAAATATCCCAGAATTCTACCATATTTCTCAGTAGAATCTGGGAGTTCTGTTTTAACAATGATGTCGGTTTGACCTTCTAACTTTTTCTTAAGCCATTCTTTAACTTCAAGACCAAGTGCCTTTTCTTTAGCATCAGTTGTTCTGCTCTCTGGGGTATCGACACCAGCAAGACGAATTCGCTTAGTAAGGGAGATATCAAAACCAAGATCAATAGCAGCGTCAATAGTGTCACCATCTACAACCTTAAGAACAGACTTGATTCTATAAATGTACGGATCTTTATCCATTAGAATGGTAATTTGAACTTCTCAGTATTTAGTTTGGGGATAGGTAATTTTTCAAATGCTTTATTGACTTGGTTCTCTACAACCTTACCAACAAACTCTTCTGGATTGTTGAGGATTGCTTCTGCTTTTTTATAGGTCACATAAGCACCGTAACAAAGTGCTCCACTAATTGCCAGACTCGTTGCTGACAGAATGATTGCTAGATTTTTCATCTTTCATTTCCTCGTGTGCTAATCGTAGTATGTAGTAAATTACATATGCAGTAAAGATAAGACCGCATCCCAATATTGTAACAACTCCCCACGGAAAATCCATCAATACTTACCCTCAGTGCAATACTCAACTTTCTTATTTGGATAATAAGGATACTTACCTTCTTGTGGTTTCATCCATCCACATCCAATTAACCAATCCATCGTCATTGGAGTTGGTCTGATTTGATCCCATAGTGGACCTTTTGCACACATTTCAAGTTTTTCTGCTGTTTGATTTGATTGCTCTTCTGCCCAGTTAGCATCTGCTTCCCAAGGAATAGCACGACTTTGCATCATTGATTCATAAGTTAATCGAGTCTGCTTCATTACCCAAGCAGGAATTTCTGAATCCTGATGTACCTGAGCCATAAAAGAAGTTTGCATTCCTCCACCCATACAATCTTGTACAGCGTGCCATCCTTCGTGTCTCATTGTTCCCAAGAACTCTCTAGGATCTTTGAGAAGAGTTTCATTGACAAAGAAACGATTATAGTTTGGTTTATATAATCCTACTGTTCTTGGAGTAAAGTATCTTTCTGGTGCAACATAAACGGGAACATTTACACCATCAAGAGCAGTAATAATTCTTTTTAGTTCTTCTCTGAATGGATCAAAGTCTGGATCCTTTAGTAGTTCAGAATCTACTGTGAGTTTTTCAACTCCTTCAGTACATTCTAAAAGTATCATACAACCCATTGCAGCGGCACTATATGGCTTTACTGTTGGTTGGATTGATTGTAAAGAATTAGCAATTGCAGGAAATGCTAAAGTTAGGGATAACCCAATTGTTGCTAAAATTTTTTTCATTCATTCCACCATCCTTCTTGTTTATGAATCCAGATTTTCAAATCTTTGACATATTTTCTCAAGATCTGGGCCTGTTCTTCATGCCAAAAATCACCCGTCTCCATGTGAAGACGGGTGTGATTATCTATAGCTTTGAGTATTTGATGGATGGGAGCATTCCAACACTCTCGTTTAGGAGTGTTCCATTCTCTTGGCATTGGTATGTAAATGTGTAAATTTGATTATCACCTAAAAAATCAGTTTGACATAAGTTAGGTCCAACTATCATATGACCAACAACCACCAAAGTCACAAATTCAATCATTTTTTCTTTCCACCATTCTTTGCTTTTTTGGCAGTTGCATTACCTTGATTTTGCTTGGATTGCTTACCTCCAGCAGAACCTTTCTTACCTTTATTTGCGGACTTTGCCATTATGCTCCACCTGTGCGAGGTTGTACTTGACCTTCCAATACTTCAACTCTTTCTTCTAGAGTTGGTTCCGATGCGGAAACTTCGGGAGTAGGTGGTTCAGGAAGAGATTCTACAACCTCTTCCCTTTTTGGTTCATCCTTTTTTTCATCATCATCACCGCCCTTCTTCATTGTGTTAATACCAAAGGTTGCAGCAGAGGCAGTGAATACGGTTGCAATAAAGGTAGGATCCATTTTAGCGAGAGCACCAGCATAACTTGCTGTCAGTAGTGCGGCAGACCAACCCAAAATCGCAATACGAATAATCTGACTCATACATTTTTCCCTTTTGTTTTCCATCAGTTCCTGTGATGATGTCTTTGTTATTTAGGATTTTAGAACTTAAATTTAAGTTTTGCAGAAACTGCTGTGTTAGAAACTCCATCATTGATTTGATGAATTCCTTCAATAACGACCATCTCTTTATAATCAACAGAAGCAGATGCCTCAATCATTCCACTGGTTTCATAAGAACCACCAACAGTTACTCCAAATAAATCCTTTTTCTTTCCACCAAAACGGTGTGAAATATTTAGACCTACCTCACCAGATTGTGAAGTTTTGTTTATAGAATCAACAGTTCTTCTGGATTGAATAGATCCTTTTTCAACAAATTCATCTCTTTGATAGTTACCAACAGTGTAACCAACAAATGATGTTACGTTCTTATTGAGATGCCAGAATAGTCTGTTATTTACAAACCACTCTTTTCCTTCTGTTGAACTTTCATTATTAAAGACACCCTGAACATTTCTGGATACATTATATTTGTTCTGTGCAAATCCAGCATTTGTTAAGAGTGAGAATGTATTTCCACGGAACATATTGAATATTCCATAATGATTTTTGAGGAGTTTAGAAGTGCTATCAACTCCACCTAAATCAATATTCATATTATTATACTGACCACCAATTGTCCAAGTAGGAGTAATATCAATCTCTAATCCACCACCAATGATTAAAGTCTTACCATTGTATCCATAATCACCAGAAGACCATGCATAATAGTTGTTACTGAATACTCTTACTATATCAGTGTCTGGTTTAGATGGTTCGTGAATGAGAAGATTTTGTAATCCACCACCAATCTTATCTAAAACTTCATATTGATCTACACGACCAGAAAGAACATCACGAGTATTTTGAGTATCAACTGAGAGAAGTAAAGAACTTACAACTGTTCCATCACTATAAGTATCTTGCTTTAATAATGGAGTTTGAGTTGTGGTTGCAAAGTCTCTTCTAATCTTCTGAACTCCATCCTTCTCAGATGCCTTATGAGTTACTTCTGTAGTAACAACAACTGGAAGTCCTGGTGCAGGAACAGTCACAGAGTTTAATAATGTTGGTGGTTCTGGTTCAGGAGTGGGTTCTGGTTCTGGAGTGGGTTCAGGAGTTGGTTCTGGAGTTACTTCAGGTTCAGGAGTTGGTTCTGGAGTTACTTCAGGTTCAGGAGTTGGTTCTGGTTCTGGTGTAGGTTCAGGAGTTGGCTCTGGTTCTGGTGTAGGTTCAGGAGTTGGCTCTGGCTCAGGAGTGGGTTCTGGTTCAGGAGTTGGCTCTGGTTCTGGTGTGGGTTCAGGAGTGGGTTCTGGTTCAGGAGTTGGTGTTGGTGCTACTTCATCAACAGATGGTGCATCTGGATTGTTTGGAGCAACAGGAGTGAATGCCTGACCATTTGCTGTTGTAGTTCCAGGTTGACTATCAACTAAAAGAACTGGTGATAGTGCGGTATCTCCAAGATTGAATACTGCAAATCCTAAGAGATAATCACCATCAGCACCTACCTGATAAGTCGAATACTGCCATCCAGTAGAACCAAAAGAACCTGTTGAATAATCACCTGTTCCTGGATTGGTAAATCCAAGTAATGCATAGTTTTGAAGTTGGTTATTAACTGTTACTGATGGGGAAGTTCCAGATCCCTGATAAACAAGTGAAGTGATAGAACCATCATTGAAAGGAACATAATCAGTTCCAATATAGTTCCAAGACATCGTATAAACTTTTCCAGTCTCCAAAGTGACTGATTTAGTAATCCAAGAAGCATCGGTTGGGTTTGGATTTCCAAGTCCTGATGCTTGTTGTTGTTGAGTGAGAAGATCTCTTATTGCTTGATTTTGCTCTGGAGTTAAACCAAGTGCTTCTGTTGCTTGGTTAAATGTTTGTTGACCGTTTGGTTGTAGTGCGGCACCAGCAGTTCCATAAGGAGCAAACTCCCAAGTGGTTGGTGTTACTGCGGGTGCGTGATATGGATTAGGAGAACCGTCTTGTAGTGTTGGGCTTCCTACTGCGGGGAAAGATCCAGCATTAAAGATAACTGGATTATCGACAACACTCACACCAGTTCCATTTCCACCGATTGTGGCATCTAGTGTTCCAGTTTGAGTTCCAGTATTCCATCCTGAAGTATCTCCAGTCTCGAAATCTGTACCAGAAATTGTATCTGCGAATGCTGTTGGTGCCCCCATTAAAAGAGCAGACGCTACAGCAAGCGCCCTTGTAGCGTAAGACATAAGAATCCTCTGTGAGTTCAGTGTGTACTAAACAAAACAAACCGAAGTTATGTTTAAAAGTAAAGTATTCACCGAATCACAGAGGACTCGGACTATGTAGATTCAGACCAGTTAAGATCAAGAATCAGGTATGATTGTAACTATTTATCCCTTCTTCCAAGCTTCACCTTCTGCCTTTCTTCTACGTGCAAGACCTGCTTCTACATTAGAACCAGGATTGCGATAGAGATAAAGAGCATCAGGAACTAAATCCCACTCTTTATTTTTTAGGCGTTTAGTAATAGTATTAAAGTTATCGCCACCGTAAAAACCGGCACCAAGATTATAAGCAAAGCTGAGCAGAGCGCCTCTTTTTCCATCAGACATTTCACTCCAATGAGGGATTTTACGCAAGGCAGGAAGGAACTCTTTCTTACATTGTTCGATAAGAAGTTCATCTGCTTCTTGTTGAGATAGAGTATCACCAAGTTTAAATGGCGATCCGTCTTTCTTGCGGGTAGAACCCCAACCGATTGTGATTGGAAGTCCTCCAGTAAGAGGATCTGGATATGCCTTTAAGTGACATCCTTCAAACTCTTTAATTAACTTGATTCCCATTTGTGGAACATCATCACCACCTGTTACAGGAGCTGCAGCAGCGGGTGCAGATGCTGGTGCAGCACTAGTCTTTTTTCCTCTATAAATCTCCGCCCAATCAATATTATCTTCTAGATATTTGACAGGTAGGTTATCTTCTAACCACTGAACTGCTTTTACATGATTAGGATTCTTCTCGTCATAGAACTTAAAGAAGTTATGTAAGTCGATTCTTGCCATTGTTGTCTCCGAAATACCGTTGATAAAGTTCGTTTGCCTCTAGATGCTTTCCACTATTTGTAAGATCTCTAATGACCTTAAGCATCTTTCTTTTAAAATTAGTCGAAGATTCTGCCCCATCCATCGTTACCCCCTGGACACCAACGGTGCTTGAGAACTGCTTTGGTATAGATTGTCTTCTTACCGTTAGTTACAGGTCCAGTATAGTTATCGTTAAGAGAACCATAAGGATCGTTTACATAATATCCCTTTCCATCTGGTGTCTTACCAATTACAACACACATATGCCCACCAGTAGGTGCAGAAAGAGAACCCCTGTGAAGGATACCAATAACAACAGGTTTCCCAGCATCGAGACTTTTATCAATATCAGCGAAAGAAAGATTGTAACTAAAGTGTGACTTAACTCCATAACCTGCCAGAACCTTTGTCTGTACGGCATGATCAGTTGTGTCACCGATAGCAAATACTTTTTTAACGTATTCGTCATCGCCTTTGATGCTGCCTGGCTTGAGGAAAGCAAGGCACATAGCACACGATGAAGAGTTGCAAGTTCTATGTGCATCTCTGTAGTTATCTACTTGATTGAAGTAAGGAACGTTGAGAACTGCCGGTGTTGGTGGTTTGGTTCTGAAAATTCCAATCCAATCTGTCTCTGAATCATCCAAAAACTGAGCGGGAAGATTGTCTTCTAACCATTGAACCGCTGCAACATGATTTGAATTGCTATCATCATAAAACTTAAAAAAGTTATGAAGATCTAGGGTCATGGATTATCTCTATAAACACTGAAGATATTTATAAAAAAAGCGCCTTTTTAGGCGCTTTGATTATCTTCAGGCAGTAACAGTTTCCCTTGTTGTAGATTTTACATAATCCAGAACTTTGTCTGGGGTAGTTTCTTCGTAAGGATCAGTATCAGCATTGTCTCTCTTTCCAGACTCTTCGAATAGTTTTTCGATAATACCATTATCAACAATCGCAGCATATCTCCAACTGCGTCCACCAAATCCAAGATTTGATTTCATTACAAGTTGCCCCATTGAGCGTGTAAAATATGCATTGCCATCCGGAATAAGTTTTACATTCTTAATGTTTTGATCTTGTGCCCAGGCATTCATCACAAACCCATCATTAACAGAGATGCAGTAAATATCGTCGATGCCACTACCAATAAAGTCGTCAAATTTCTCTTCGAATCCAGGTAGCTGATAGGCACTGCAAGTAGGAGTGAAAGCACCAGGCAGGCTAAACAGGACCACACGCTTTCCATCGAAAAGTTCTGAAGATGTACGGGTTACGAATTCGCTATTCTCGCGGAATACAAATTCAACTTGTGGAATTTGATAACCTTCTTTACGCATTTTAACCTCCATCAAAACAAACCAGGAATAATTTGGCCAGTGACAAGATAAGAACCAGCAGCGGCAACAAATCCAATCATTGCAGCCCAACCATTAATGCGTTCTGCTTTTTCAGTAAAAATTTTGTTCATTGTTTTTCTCCTTTATTTTACTTTAGAATAGATAAATGTTTCACCATAATCGCGGTGAATTTTATAACCAACAACTGCGCCCTTAGTATTCATCAAAGCAGGCATAAAAGCAATTGTAAAAAATACTGCAGGTGCTCCAATAAAGAGAGCAGCAACGATTACATAGTAAGTCAGCAGTTCAACTAGAGAGTGTTCCATTATAAGGGTGTCGTTGTTTGAGTTCAGGATTTGGTTGTGAAGGAACAACTGGGTTCCTTGATTTGTTTTTAATTACGATGAAGGCATCGTTTTGGTAAGATACTGTTCCAAATGGTTTTGCCCATTTTGGATTAGCATCTGGACTAGTAGGAGTTCCTGTGACTGCTACACCACCAATTTCAACTGAGATGTCATCATCTTTATCCCATCCAAGTGTTTCAAGGGCAAGCGCAAATTGCCCGAGCATTCCAGCGGTCATCAGTATGTTTCAGATAGTTGATCAACAGCATAACCTAGAATCACAAAAAATGCAACCGTAGTCACTGTCCAAATTGCTTCAATCATCAGAAGATACCGAAGAAGAAGTTCCCAGTGCTAGCATAAGAAATAACACCAGCAACAAAACCGAGCATTGCCCAGCGTCCATTAGTGCGCTCCTTTACTTGATTGGGAGACAGCATCCCATAGTTCTCATAATACATTGTCGGTTCTTTGGCAAACATGTTTTGTTGCCCATACTCATTAGTTGTTACAGTCATTGTTTAATTCGTTAAGAATTGTTACATAATTATATAGCAAAAAGAAAGAGGGGTCAAGCCCCTCTAGTAGTCATTTATACCTAATTTTGTTAGGAGATCAGAACTTAAAGGTAGTCTGGATTACACCACCCCAGTTGGAAGAGTTATCAGCAAGACGCTGATTGTCGCTACCGTAGATGATAGCAGGAGTGACGCTGATGTTATCAGACACTTGATACTTGTAGAAGATTTCAAGCAGAGTGGACTTCTCAAGGTTCTCGCCAGTAGGAGCCTGTCCGATAGCAACACCAGCGGAATTACCACCAACAAACACATCTTCCCACTGAAGACCAGCGAACCAAGACTGACTATTGGTAGCATTGCTAGCGGTTCCGCTAACAGTGTTCCAACCATAACCAGCAGATACAGAAGGAATAATGCCTGATTTCTGAGGTTGCCAATAAGCGTTCAGGGCATAACCGTTAGAGGTTTGACCTGGAACAAGAGTACCAGAAGCACCGTTCAGACCGTTGTAAGTGCGAACACGAGTACCTTCAGTACCATAACGATAACCGAATGCAGCACCCCAGTTATTACCACGATAACCGATTTGTGCCAGAGTATTCAGAGCACCAGTCTCATCAAACTCACCACGGGTGCTATCTTGACCTGCTTGGGCAACATAGTTTACACCAGCAACAAGACCTTTTGTGCCGTACTGGGCACCGAAACCAGCACCAGTTGCTTTGTTATAAACACCAGGAGTACCAGCAACAGCAAAGAAGTCAAGAATACCAGACTTATATGCAGTAGGCACCCAGGAGATTTCGGTGTTACGAACCAGAGCACCAGCAGTCAGAGTAGTGCTGTTATTGAAAGCAGGGAACGAATAATACAGACGGTCGATAACTACGTTGTTACCAACTTCGCTAGAAGTATCGTCTGCTTTATCCAGTTTAAAGATTGAAGAACTGGAACCGAAAGGATCGCCACTGAAGTTAGCGGAACGCAGACGAGTGCGTAGCAGATCCTTACCAGTGAATGAAGTATCCAGGTTAAGACGAAGATCGTAGTTAAATGCAGTATGAGTTACATCGCCACCTTTGGTTTGATAGTCATCAACACCACCGAGAACAAAGTTTGCTTCACCACGCAGTTTGGTGGTAGTGGAGAACTGTTGTGCTTCAAGAGTGGTAACTTGTGTTTCCAGTTTGCCTACACGATTACGAAGCACAGCAAGTTCTTGCTCAAACTCATTAGCAAGACGCTTGAGTTCGTCGGTAACTTCAGTTACACGGTCAAGGCAAGCATTCAAAAGAGCAGCTGCCTCATAGCGGGTCATTGCCTTACCACCAGCAAAGGTGCCATTGGGGTAACCAGCGACGCAACCATAACGCTCTACAAGGTTGCTGAGTGCCTGATACGCCCAATCAGTTGGTTGCACATCAGAAAGTTGAGTGACGCTTGTAACCTGTTCTGCAGAATATTGATTGACTGCTGCCATGTTAAGGTCTGCCGCATTCGCAGCAGCAGGAGCAATCATTCCCAGAGCAACAGGTGCAAGCATCAGTTGTTTGAGTTTCATAAGTTTGTATTTCTTCTATAGAATATGAAAAAAACCTTAAGTTTCCTCAAGGTTTTGCTATCTTAACATTGTTTTTAAGATTATGTCAAGCACTTTGTTGTGTTGCCGAATTTTCAGTTATTCGACCCAAGTATGGATCGTAGTTCATTAAATCGGAAATATCCATTTCAGATCCTTTTTGACTCCAAAAGTTTAACAGACCATCATGACTACCCCTATGAAAGATGTCAATATGTTCTGGGTGAATAGATGAACCAAGTTCAATCTTATAAAGGAATAGAGGAATACTATATGTGTTTCCAGAATTGTAAATTAAATCATCAGCAACGGGTCTTGGTTTAACACCATTATCAAGTTTATATTTGTCATCCCTAATATGATGTTTTAGCAACTTAGTTGCATGATGACGATTAATCAAATAACAAGCTGTAGAAAAATCGTTTACAAATCTTTTATGTAGTTTTACATGCAAATCACCAGTACAAATAATAGCGATCTGAACAATATCCCAATCATATGGAACACGGCAATAAAAATCATCCCAAGTAAAATTCCAATACTTGACAAGATCCAAATTACAATCATCTTCCATGATAATCGCATAAGGACTATCAGAAGTTTCATACCAATGTTTGATTGCCTTAAGATGAGAAGTAACGCATCCGATTTCTCCAGAAGACATCATCTCGGGATATCTTCCCTTAATAATATCACTCAGATCATCTTCTCTACCATCATATGCAGAAATTCGAGTATAGTTTTCTATTTCCCAATATTTAAATTGGTCTTCCATATACTGTTGCCTTTCTGGTTGACCATCAAGATTAAGGTAATAGATAGGTCCAATATTTTTCAGTTTATATGTTGATTTATTTTTATCCATTATTAGTCACCATTAATAATTCTAATACTATCACTATCAAAATGTTGAGTAGAAAATTCAAATAATTCAGTGTCTTCTAAAGCATACATTCTATGCCTGAGACCAATTGGAACGTGAAATTTATCACCTTTTTTAAGAACTTTTTTCTGGGCTAAATTAATATCGTCATCATTCCCATAAAACAATATAAGTTTACCAGATTGAATGTAAAAAGTTTCATCTTTTATTTCGTGATAATGCCAGGAACATTTTCTACCTTTTGCAAGATAAAGAAGTTTACCGCAATACTGTTCACAATTTACAATCCACTTTTCAAATCCCCATCCTTTTGAAACAAACTTAATAAAATCATTCTGTGAAAAAGTCATTTGCATTAACTCCTTTGTCATCTATATAGACATCACCTGAAGGTTTGCCCATAAACAATTCGTGATATTTACATCCCCATTCTTTAAGTTGCAACTCCGTTATATATCTCAAGTCTGCCTCTGCTAGTTTTGCATTATTATCATATCTACCCATACCTCGTGCAGTAAGATAAACAATCAAATGCCCATCATCATAAAGTCGATTGATCGCTTCTATCCTATCTCTTTTTGGTATAGAAGATGAATAACTTTTACCATCCTCCTTATCACAAATAGTTCCATCAATATCAATTACATACTTCATTAATATCCTCCTCTGTAAGAATGTAAGATCCAATATGCTGAACTGACTTAGTTGCTAGGGTTACACATTTAGGAATTGACTCCTCTAGATTTTTTGTTTTAAGATAAAAGTAACATAAAGATGCGAGAAAGATATCTCCTGCACCGGTCACATCATAAACATCCACATGTGGTGCTTTAAAATGATCACCTTTATACATTGCTCCATCTTTCCCATAAGTAACAATTATGTCACATGCATGTGGTAAAATTGCATGTTCTGCCTCATACTGATTAATTTTTATTATAGAATTTGGAAAGATACTAAGATCTTTTCTTTTACTGTCAACAAATATTGGACCAGAAAATGTTTCACATAATTTTTTAATTGAATCAGCATCTACAAATCCTTTATTATAATCTGAGATTACAACAGCATCATATTCACTATTAACTTCTACTGGTTTTGATTCAACCAACGATCCAATATCTTGACGCATTAACTGTGTCATTGATTTTAGATCAACAAACCTTCTTTTAATTAATTCCTCTGGGTCATTAGTATGAAATTGACAATCAATGCCAAATGAAAGGAGATTTAAAAAAACGTTATGAGACATTCCTATTGATTTTTTTGTTTCTTTATATGAAAGAACTGGAACTGGTGCTTCAGGACTTAATCTATCGCATACGCCATAGACATACTCATCTACGCAACTATCCCCTATCAATAATACTTTGAATGATTTTTGTTGTTGAGTACTCATCTATTCTATCAAAAAATATAACTTTTGCTGCATAATAAGATCCTATTACAGATTTATCTTTCCAATCAGATCCTACAACCATTATATCAGGTTTTAAAATTTTTACAAGACTCTCTAAAGACTTATCGTTTGAAAATGACATGACATGATCAACTGCTTTTAAATTTTCAAGCATAAACATTCTCTCATCAAGAGAATTGACAGGTCTTGATGGTCCTTTCTTTTCTTTAACTCTTTCATCTGTATCTATGGCAACGTAAAGAACATCACCCAAACTTTTAGCATAATTAAGCAGCAAAAGATGCCCTCGGTGGAGGACATCAAATGTTCCGTTTACAAATACTTTAGTCACGAAATTTTATTGTACCAATACTTCAAAAGATCATCTAGTGTTTTTTCAATACTATACTCTTCCTTAAAACCAGTCATTTCTACTAGATTGGTAGAGTCTCCATGTTGATAATAAATTTCATGAGGTCTCCAAAATGGATCATGAATTTTTTGTTCAACATAATCAAGACCAGAAAGTTCAATCAATTTGTCAGTAAAGAACTGCATCTTACGAGGAGTGTCTCCACAAATATTAAATACATGATTAGTCACCTCAGGATTAATCATTGCAAGATAATATGCACGAACAGTATCTCTTACATCCATAACAACTCTAGTGGTACTAAGGTTTCCTACAAGAAGAACTTTATCTTGCATACCTTTCATCATTCGTGCGATTTGATATGCATCTGATGAAATTGAAAAAATTCTTCCTCTACGAGGTCCAGTATGAGAAAATGCCCGAGTGATAAATCCCTCTAGGAACCCATTATTAAATCTTTCTTGTAGATAAACGTCAGTAGCTGCTTTAGATGCTCCATATGGATTGGAAGGAACGATATGATCTTCCCAATGAATTTTACGTCCATCTTGACCCACATTACCATAAACCTCCGAAGTAGAGCAGAACATTACTTTACAATCGGGTTGGTGATCTTGCAACACTTGAATAAGATTTGCACTACCAATCACGTTTGTTTCCATTGTTCCAATAGGATCAATAAAACTGGTTGGTGGATGAGACTGGGCGGCGAGATGAAATACTCCATCAAATTGATTTTCTTCAAAAACTTTTCGCATTGAGCGATAGTTTGTTAGATCTCCGTACAAAAATGTAATCGAATTATAAACATCGTCCGGAACAACATCACGAATATCACTCTCCATTCCATTCGTGCGGCGGATTAATCCATAAACTTTATGACCTTCTTTATGAAGAAGATTTGCAAGATGCGGTCCTGCAAATCCAGTAATTCCTGTAATTAAAAATTTCATTTTTAGTATTTTAAGTATTCAATATTATCAAAAAGAAAAAGACCACGATCTCTATGAATATTATACCATTTCTCTGGCATTATGCAAATACTCTTAAGATTGGGAGAATATTCTTTGATTGCAGAACTCAAATGACTAGCTCCACTACTCAAAGAAAGAAATCCATATGCAGAAGAAATTAAATCACAATACCTAAAAATACTTTCGATTTCAATATAACCATCAAATCCAATATCATAAACATTATGCTTACCATCAGAAACTTTATTTTTAAAGTATACTGATAAAAATTTTCTATCAGGATATTCATTTTTTATTTTTTCAAAAATATTTTTAAGTTGCCACTTATCATAATCTATGCTAATACAAGAAAAATCTACAATAAAAACATCTTTCATGTCTTTATGATTTTCTGGTTCATAATAAATTTTTGGGTGAGTATTAACTGGTTTAAGTCCGTGAAGTTTTTCCCAATTCAAAATGGTATTTCCAGTGAGATTAGAATACTCAATTTCTGGAGTATCTCCCGCATTCCAAGTGCCTAATGCTCTTCCCTCAACATATGGATTTTTACCCCAGACTAGTTCATAAATCTCAGTATTTCTGAAAGGTGCGTCTTCTAGAATGTAAGTCTTTTTTCCTTGTTGCTTTGAAAATTGTTCTGGCAGAGTAGAAAATTGTAGACTATCTCCAAGTCCGCCATGATATGCCTTTAAAAAAATGTCAGTCATAAAATCCAAACTATTTGATAACCTTCATAAACAAGAGTTGCTCCAATATCATCCATAAAATCTTTTACATAATTTCCTTTGCCGATTTGTCCACCAGTAAAGAAAGCATCATGATCATCAACTGCAACTATAGATCCACTCTTTAATTTATCTATTGCAGCACACAACTCCTTTACATGATGAAGTTGTGATGGATGTGGATTGTTTTTTTCAATATCATAAGAATCCAAATATAAGAAATCAATTTTTCTTTTTTTAGGAAGGTCCCATAAAAATTTAACAGAGTCTGAGCAAAAAACTTTTGTTTTAGAAGAAACAAGACTAGAACAGTGATCTACATTTGCTTGACTTATATCTACCGAATTTACCTCTCCATCATAGTAATTTATAAACTGATCAAAAATATACGTAGATGCACCATCATCTCCAAAAGCAAGGTGTCCATGATCTGCTCTTGTAGTTCCAGTTTCTACAATATAAAAAGTCTTATCTTTTTTTTGCTCTAGCAATTCAAATATTTTCAAAAAACTATCAGCCCTATTTCTAACAGGATTATTAAGACTTCCGGGCGTTTTCATTTTTTCAAAATATTCAAGTTTGAAAATATCGGAAAAATTATTCATTTTAAAACTCTATCCTCGTCATGTTTTTCAAAGAAAATAATATCTGAATGTCGATCAAAAACTATTCTACTATTTTTATGATGTGCTCTCAACAACCAAGGTGCAGGGTTTTTTCCATCTGGACGGGTTCCACCCCAAGCATGATCGCAATCATATTCAATCCAATATGCCCCAACTACTTTTCCTAGTTCTTTAAAGGCACGATAACAAAGATCTGCATCATCCTGGTCTTGAGGAGAAAAAATCTCATCAAAATAATCTAATTTAATCAGGTCTGCATGATCAATCATAAGTGGACCTCGATTAACATTATTTCTAACTGCAAAAATATTTCTACTCAAACCTTCATCGCTATTGATGTGAGATTCGTATGTAAAGATATCACTCCAGCAATTATCTATTTTAGAGTCTTCATCTACAGATAAATTTACATGAACACTATTATGATTAAACCTATAGTTAAATGCAGATCGGGCAGTTACTGCAAAAACATCAATAAACTCGTCAAATGGTTTTTCCAGTCTTTGGTTCCATCCAAGTTCCTTTATAACCATATCATCTTGAACGATGATTACTTTATCACCCTCACAAACTTTAAGACCAGCATTATTTGCCTTTGTTTCAAAGACATCTGGAGTGAAAACAATCTTTGTTTTAATGTTTGGATTTTCTTTTACAAATTCATTAAGAGATTGTTCAGAATTATCAGTGCATCCATCAAGAACAACAACCAGTTCATAATCTCCTAAAGTATTATCCTTAATACCATTCAATACTAAAGGTAAAAGCCAATCTTTATTGTGAACAGTTAATACTATGCTATGCATCCCATCTCCCCCCAATTATATGAACCATTAGAATATTCTTCACCATCTTTATGAAGTAAGACATTCCACTGAATAAAGTTTCTAACTCCACTATGACCAACTACCCTAGGAAGATCATACTTCAATTGAAGATTGGTTATGATGCTTTGATCATGCCGATGATCTTGAAACCCCTCAAAATTTTCTAATCCGCACTGATTGGGAATATCAGTAACTATTCTTTCATCGCAACAATATTTTAAAAACTCATTGAGAAGATTAATATTATATTCAGTCTTTTTAAAGGCCATAAAACCATCTTCAAGTTGAATAGCATCCCAATACTTTTCACTATCACAATTCATATAATAAAAACAGTCTCTTTTAGTAAACCATTTATGCACACCTGTATGATTTTGGGATAGGAAATATTGATCATTTACTTTCATATAGTCACGAATACACTGATCAATTCCTGGAAAAGGAACATCACCACAATCCATATAAACAATTACATCACCCTCTTCGACATGATTAAATGCTTCTAAAATGATGTAAGGTTTCCATATTGCATAACCAGCAAGGCGATCTCTATCAAGAATTTTTTTATTTTGATTGTAGAAATCAGTTTCTAATAACCACTCTTTAGTAAATGGAATTGCAGCATCAAATAGTTTATTGCCTAAAACATGCTGTATTAATTTTTCTTGATGTTCTCTGTAATTTAAATCAGAATAATTTATATAAACTAATTTCATTTTTTCCTCTCCTTTACATACTCTTGATTTTCGTAGTATGTAATAAGTTCTTCTTTAGATAAATTTTTAAGGTGTTCCCAAAGATTGTTATTATTTTGCATATGAGGGTTATGATACCAAGAATTTTGAGTTCTTTCATGCTCTAAGTGATATGCATGATTATCAACTCTTCCAATATTGTAACCCAAAGTTTTCCATCTATGATGTCTTTCTACATCTTCTGGAGCATAAGCAATAAAACCCTCATTCTCTAGATAACCGTCAATATAAACTTGACGATTAAAAAACTGAACCATTCCATATTCTGCCCACCCAAGACCTTGATGACTTTCATAATGAAAATACTTATCATCAAAACATTCGCAATTATAATTTGATTGAATGAATTGACTTACAAAACTATTTTTTTCAAAATTATCCATATCATCTTGAGTTTCAATAGTAAAATCAAGAACTACTTTCCTTTCCCCATAGTTGCCAAATCTGTATGGGTAGACCACATCATATTCTCCGTTAAGCATTTTGTTAGACTTGATGTAAGTGCTTACAGGAAGAATAATATCTGTGTCATAATTAACAACTATTTCTGTAGTTGCACTTAAAATCATATCATTAAGAACCTTTGTACGATGAAAAGAATCATCTGTTCTAGTTTCTTCTTCAAAAATATGAATTAAATTGGAGGTATCTACAAGTCTTTTAATTACAGGCAATGCATAAGTTTCAAACCTATGCTCAGAATCCACTTCCTTAATTAATACATTAGTATCAAAATGATGTAAAAGATAGGCAGTAGAAATAATTACATTTCTAAGCCTATCTCCAGTATCAATTCTTAAAGGAATTATGAATGTTGTATCTTTTAAATTAGTTTTCATTAATCATTCTCCACTCTTCGGGAAACAAATCTTTTGTTGATTTATCGCTGTTGTTGGGCCCGAACCATTTATCTGGATATAATACCACTTTATTTTTATTATCGCAAAGCCAAGCACCCCACCAGGAAAAAGTAGAGTTAGCAATTATAAAGTCAGAGCACTTTGACATTATACAAAGATCGACATAAGAATTATTTGTTTCACAAACTAAAAACCTATCGTCAGCAAATAATTCTTGTTCTTTACACCATCGAGTATCATCAGAAAATATTACTACCTGACGATTACTTTCAAATTGCGATAAAGCAGTTCTATAATAATCAAGAGAAAGATTATAGTGATTTGCAGAGTTGATTAAAAAATCTCCGCGTCTGATATGAAGAGCAATTGGATTATCAAACATATCTTTAATTTCTTCATATGAACTAAGAAATTCTTCCTTAAAAGAAAAATCACTTCTTATTTCAGTTTCAATATGTTTGAAATATTTTTCAGTTTGAAAATATCCAATCAAACATGAGTTATCAGGACAGTTGTTGAACAACTCAGAATCAAATGAAAAATTTGCTTCTTGAATATTATTAGATGTATTTACATACCCAAAAGTGTTTTTGTTTAAGTCAAATACATCTAAAAGTTCTATTCGCAATTTATTTCCCAAACCATCATCAACTACTTCTTGATGGTTTGGAATACAAAATTCATAATTTTTATTTCTGGCAATTCCTTTTAATGCGGCATATTGGAACATTTGATTTCCAAGTTGCCCCATTTTACCAAGATAGTTTAATCCAATCATCGGGAAGCAAATCTTTTGTATTATTCTTAATGGAAAGTTTGGGACCAAACCAAGGATTTGGAGCAACGACTGCTCTAGTTCTATTCTTTTGCAGCCAGGCACCCCACCAACTCAAAGTACTTGGAGAAATAATAGCACCGTCACAGAGGCTCATTAAGCACAAATCAGTATAAGGAATGAAAGAATTTCTTGCCACACCATCACCTTCTACACATTTATGAGAGTATTGTTGAACGTTTTCATTAATCAAAAATTTATCACCAGAGAAAAACTCTTGTTCCTTACACCAATTGACATCATCGGAACAAATTAGAACATTAACATCATCATCAAAATTCTCAAGTGCAGACTTGTAATAATCAAAAGTAGGAATAGGATGATAATCTTCTCTGCCTACATTGTCTCCACGACGAACATGAAGAAAAATAATCTTTTCATATTGATCAATGAACTCTTTGCAAGGATTTAGAATTCCATCAATAAATTCAAAATCTTCGCGAATTTCATTTTCAATGTGTTTAAAATATTTTTCACTCTGAAGATACCCGTCTAGATTTATATTGTCTGGACAGGTATCAAACAGTTCTTCATCAAAATGAAAATGCGATTCATCTTTCGTCGGGAAAGGAACAATTCCAATATTTTTTAAATGTTTTAATTTGAATGGATGATGAATTCCATAGTTTGCATGGGTTTCATACTCATCTGGAGGAATAGTCCACTCATATCCATGTTTTGCAGCAATTCCTCTAAGTGCTGCATATTGAAATAGTTGATTACCAAATCTACCATTTGTACCGAGTCTGTTATATCCTATCATAGATTTACAATGAAAATAGGTTCTGTAATATTTTTAATGTCATCAACAAACTTAACTCTGTCTCCATATTTTTCATTTAGATAATCATAAACTTCATTAAAAATTCGTTTATCATTATGAATGTAAACAGAATGTCCAAGTTCTAAAAGATCAATACAAAGTCTATACTGCTGACTTTCTGTTAGAATGTCAGTACCTTTCTTATAGGTAATATAATCAAAATAAAAAGGTTTGTGATTTTTGTTTATTTTATTGTAAAAGTCACAAACAAAACTTGCATGTTGATTATTAATTTCATCAGTGACAGTACCTAGATTATAATCTAATCCAAGGTTTTTTGCAAATGCAGCAAATGCTCTATTATCTCTTGGTAAGCAAGGTCCACCATATCCTAAACCATAGTTAAGATATTTTCTACCGATTCTAGTATCAGTTCCAATTGCAGTAAGAACTCCAATAACTTCATCGCCACAACCAGAAAGATTAAGAACGTCTCCAAGCATATTGGCATAACTAATTTTTGTTGTCAGGAAGCAATTAACTGCAATTTTTGTAATCTCGGCAGCAGTTGTTGACATTGTACAAACAATTGCTCGGTTAACTTGGATTTTCTTATAGAGACCTTTGATATCCGAAATAGTTTTATCATCACTGTCAACTCTAGGATCTACACCAAGAAGAACCATATCAGCATTACGAAGATCATTGATAATAGATCCTTGTGCAATAAATTCTGGATTATAAAAAACCTTTATATTACTTGGGAGATTTTTTCTAAAGTTATCACAATCTCCAGGATTTACAGTACACCCAACAACAAAATATTTTTTATCTCTAATATTTTCTTCATTGAAATTTTCAACGATACTCCAAACAGAAGAAACATCATATGAACCATCTTCCAGAGAAGGAGTGGCTACCAATGTGTAAATTAAATCACATTCACGAATTACTTCTTTGTTGTCGGTAGTTGCTCTGAAATTTTTAGCAACTTTCAAAAGACTTTGAACTTCTGGTTCGTTAGTTACAATATCTCTATTATTAAGACTTTCGACATAATCTTCTCTAATGTCAGAAACAAGAACATCATATCCTGCTGCTTCACAAAGAAGAGCAAAGCAAATACCAAGTCTTCCTGCACCAATTACTCCAATTTTCATAGTTTAAACGTGGGGATGGGTTCCATTTTGTGTTTGTTTTGATTATTAAATTTTAGCAGAATTTCAACTGCAGGTCCAGTTCCGCTTTCCATTGCTTCTTCAAGTTCAGCATAAGATGCACCAATCTGATCTTCATCAGATCTACTATCTTCCCAAAGACCATCCGTAGGAGGAGCATCAATGATACGTTGATCTACGCCAAGATACTTCCCAAGTTCCCATACTTCGGTTTTGTAAAGATCTGCGATGGGAGCAATGTCAACTCCACCGTCACCATATTTAGTATAAAATCCTACACCATAATCTTCAACCTTATTGCCAGTTCCAACAACAATACCACCAACAGTACCTGCTACTTGGTATAAAGTCACCATACGAAGACGAGACTTTGTGTTTGCATTGGTCAATTGATTTGAGGTATATTCTCCCTTACCTGTCCAAAAATCAAATGAATTTAAAAATTGATCATATGCAGTGGTAAGATCGATTCTAATCTTAGTGACATTTGAATAATTCTTCTCAAGAAAATCACTGTAATCATCAGAAAGAGTATCATTTTTTGCACTAGAATGCAAAGGCATTGATAAAACGTAGGTTGGCAAACCAGTTTCTGCACAAAGAGTGGATACTACAGCAGAATCAATTCCACCAGACACTCCAACAACAAAAGATTTAATGCCTGGATTTTTTACAACATAGTCGCCCAACCATTTTACAATGTTATCTTTAACTTCTTTATAATTTGAAATTCTATTCATTGTTCTTGATTAATTTTATTAATAGTTTCTAAAAAGTTTTTAACTACACTAAAGTAAGTCCCTTTAGATTTTGCAAATATTTTCCCTTGCTTTTGTTTTTCTAAGCGGGCTTCTTCATTGTTTAGATAATACTCAACTTTTTCTTCTAAGTCAGTATAACTTGTTACAAGAACTGCTGCACCATCAGTTGCATCAACTGCCATGGGACAATCAGTTAACACAATGCATCCATAGGCAACTCCTTCAAAAACTCTTTCTGTTGGCATACCATTTTCTACAGCATGATCAGAATTAAATCCTAAACAAATTTTAGAATCTAGAAATACTTTTTGAAGTCTAGTTTCTTCGTCCAGGAATGGTGGATAGTAATGAATGAAGCAATTATACTTTTCACTTAATTTTTTAGACCAATCAACTTTATATCCACATCCACAAAATCCACAATCGTAGACATCTGTTCTCTTTTCCCAGAGATCATCCAGGGTATCTGGATGAGCGCCTGCAGAAAAAGGAAGTGGAACATAATTAGGAAGATCAATATAATCTTGAAAATTTTGTCCTAGAACATCAATATTAGGTTTTCGATAATATTCACCTGTAAAAATACTTTTCTTAAATGGAAAAGTATCTCCTGCATACAGGACACTCAGTACATTTTGGAATGACCAAAAAATCCAGGTAGACTTAGAAAACTTTTCAGACAAAAATTGAAAATCATTTTTCCAAGTTGGTCTACGATGATCATAAAAATTATCGCACAAAAAGAAAATTTGATCTTCAGAATCTTCTAATTCATTGAAGGTTTCAAAACTTGTAATTTCTCTACACTCCAGACCATGATATGAAAAAGTATTAATAAACTTTAAATTAAAAAGATAATTAGTACCAACACTAGGATACTCTGGAGTGTTTACCAGGTATATTTTTTTCATTTTCAAACCGAATGATGTAATACAGTATTCTTATTAACTTGTATATTAATCCACTCGTATGTTTTAGAAATTCCTTCTTCAAGAGTTTGAGAATAATCCCAACCAAGTTTTTCACGAATAAGGTCATTGTTAGAGTTACGTCCACGAACACCAAGAGGACCATCAATATGTTTTTTGGTAATTGTTTTGCCAGCAACTTTTGCAGCAGTATCTGCTAGAGTATTGATTGTGACCATTTCTTCCGAACCAATATTTACTGGTCCCATGAAATCCGAATCCATTAAGCGACGAGTTGCCTCAATACATTCGTCAATATAAAGGAATGATCGAGTTTGTTCACCATCGCCCCAGATTTCAATTTCTCCACCTTCAACAGGAAGTTCAGCAACTTTTCTACACATTGCTGCTGGAGATTTTTCCCTACCACCAGTCCAAGTTCCTTCTGGACCAAAGATATTATGGTAACGCGCAATACGCACAGGAATACCATGATTTCTATTGTATGCTAGAAAAATACGTTCGGAAAATAGTTTTTCCCATCCATATTCAGAATCTGGACCTGCAGGATATGCATCAGTTTCTTTTAGTCCAGGATTATCAACATCCATTTGAGCATACTCAGGGTACATGCAAGCAGACGATGAATAGAAAATTTTGGTCTTATTAGTATTAGTAGATTGATTAAGTTGCTTTACTGACTCAAGAATATTCAAATTGATTGCTGCAGAATTGTGCATAATTTCAGCATCATTATCACCACTAAAAACAAATCCAGCACCACCCATATCAGCAGCAAACTGATAAATTTCATCAAATGGTTCTTGATATCTTTCCGGAATAGTATTATAAAAATTACCAGAATTTCCCATAAATCTGACTACGCGATCAACAAATCGAGCATCAGTAAGATTGCCGATAATAAATTCATCTGCTGATGTCTCAGAATATTCTGGATTTTTAATATCTACACCTCTAACCCAATAACCTTCACTTTTCAATCTGCGCACCATGTGACTTCCAATAAATCCACCAGCACCACACACTAAAGCAGTCTTTTGTCTTTCAGTCATTCAATTACACCTCAAAAAAATTTTTTTGTATTTATATTATAGACCCATAAGAGTAGTAAGTCTATCTATTTGTTCTGTTTTCACAAACTGACTATTTCCTACATATAAACCATTATAATGAAGAGTAGAGACATTTGGATTTTGTCTTTCTGTGCAAAGTTTATATTGCTTAAATGCAGGATGTAAAAGTAAATTTCCGCTAATAATAGGACGATACTCTATACTATTCTCTTTTAGTTTTTCTTTCAGATAGTAACAAACGCTCTTTTCTTTAGAAATAAGTGGGAAAGAAAAACTACTATTACCAACTTGATATTCTGGAATAATATACTCGGAAGATTTATATACTTTTTTCCACCAATATCTAAAGTTTTGTTGACGAATATCAATATTTTTATCTAATTTTTTAAGTTGAGATAACCCAAGAACAGCACAAATCTCATGATTTCTAAAGTTGTATCCATCAGTAATGAATAAAAACGCTGGATCAATATAAGGATTTTCTTTTTTATATTTTTCAAAAATCTTTGGAGAAGCTTCACGAGCCATACCGTGACTTCTTTTCATCCTCATTATTTCATATAGTTCACTATTGTTAGTACAAACAATTCCACCCTCAATAGTTGTAATATGATGCCCAAAATAAAAACTAAACGTCGAACCAACAGAAGTTGTGCCTCGTCTTTTACCGTCTGGACCTCTTACTCCATGAGACTCACAAACATCCTCAAGAATAAGTGCATTTGGAAATATCTCTTTAATTTTTTCTACGTCGGAAGAAAGTCCGATTAGATGAGTAATAAATACGCACTTAATGTCTGGATGCTGAGAAGCAACATATTTTAACTCATCAATATCAAAAGAAAAGTTTTTTAAATTAATATCACAAAAAATAGGTTGTAACCCAGATTGAATAATAGGAGCAACGTTTGTCATCCAAGTAGTTGCAGGAACTAAAACTTTATCTCCATCTTTCAATCCATAATATTCTTTTACAGAAGAAACAAGTAATGAATTTGCAGTGCTCCCACTAGAAACATATAGAGAATGCTTTACACCTAACCAATTTGACCAAGCGTCTTCAAACTTTTTTACCTTTGGTCCATTTGTCAACCTACTGCTAGTAAGCAAAAATGCTGCCATTTTTAAACGATCACTAAAGGTGATCGTATCTTTCATTAAAGGCCAATACATTAGAATATCCTCCAATATTAAAATTTTAATTCATTTAGACACATATCTTTAACTAGATCATCGAAAGAAATTTTTGGAGACCATCCCAGTTTTTCTCTTGCCTTAGAAGAATCTCCAACAAGAGTTTCTACTTCAGATGGACGAAAATACTTATCATCAACTCTAATTACAACTTTACCAGTAACAGTATCAATACCAATTTCTTCAAGATCTTCTCCATGCCATTCAATATTCATACCAAAATATGGAGCACATCGTTCTACAAATTCACGTACAGAATGCTGCTCTTCAGTTGCAATAACATAATCATCAGGAACATCTTGTTGAAGCATTAACCACATTGCCTCTACAAAATCTTTAGCATGTCCCCAATCACGTTTTGCGTTTAAGTTTCCTAATGGCAAACAATCCAAGAGACCAGTTTTAACTTTTGATAGTCCAATTGCAATCTTACGAGTGACAAAAGTTTCTCCTCTTCTAGGAGACTCGTGATTAAAGAGAATTCCTGAACTTGCATGAATTCCCATAGATTCTCTATAGTTTTTAGTAATCCAATGTCCATAAAGTTTTGCTACACCATAAGGAGAACGTGGATAAAATTGCGTAGTTTCCTTTTGTGGAATTTCTTGAACTAAACCAAACATTTCTGAAGTTGATGCTTGATAAAAACGAACATCTTTTTCCATGCCCAAAATACAAAGACTATGTAAAATGCGAACGGCACCTAAGGCATCAACCTCTGCAGTATATGCAGGCATTTGAAAAGATACTTTTACATGACTTTGCGCAGCAAGATTATAAATTTCAGTTGGTTGAACTTCTTGGATTACATGAAGAATATTTGTTGCATCAGTTAAATCTGCGTGATGTAAGGAGACATCATCAGATAGATGATTAATTCTACTATTGTTAATAGTAGAACTTCTTCGGATTGTGCCATGAACTTCATATCCTTTTTTCAAAAGTAACTCTGCAAGGTATGAACCATCTTGTCCAGTAATACCAGTAATTAATGCTTTTTTCATATCAGATTATCACTTATGATATTATACAAAAAAAGAGAAGTTTATGCAACTTCTCTTTATAGTATTCAGGCTCGCCACCAATTCTTTGACTGGAAATTGGAAACCAGGCGGGAGAGAGTCCCATCCGCACCACTTGCTTTTTTATGGAAAAGCAAGAAACCAAACGAGGGTCATTTGACTCCACCACCTAGTTTTAAGAAACTAGGAAAAGTTGCGATAATTTTGCTAATTCATTTACAGAAAAGAACAAACATAAAACTAAAACATCATAGAGTTTTAGTTTTATCGCAAACGGTATTGTTAAAGCACCACCAATAAACTTTACTAGCAGTCCATATTTGAAATCTCCCCATAACATGATTTGATAACCAACGATAAGGAGAGAGTTTCCAATGTATCTTAAGATACTTGTTTTTGACATAAAGGGGTTTGCTCCCGACCAGTGCTGTTATAGACCATCCGTGTCTATTTAATCATCATCTTTTACATAACATGGAACACGATCTGGATCTAACCATTTCGCATATTCAATATCCTCCATTGCAGTAGAACATTGTAGAACATTATCAAAAAGATAAATGTCATTCCAGCGTTTTGTGTATTCATTTTGTTTTTGGAGACGGTAATCAGGTTTACCGTTTAACTCAATAATACCAACTTCTACAAAGCGGTATCCTTCACGTTCCAAAAGTACTTTAGGAAGTCGTGTTGTCATGCAACCTCAACGGATTCAAGATCAGCAAGAACATATTCCATAAGCATCTCATAATCATCCAGAGGATCACCAGAGAACACTACACCTTCGTTTTCGTAGAAACGACGAACCTTTTTGTAGAGTTTCGGATTCTTTACATCAAGGTAGAAATCGCCATTTGCTGCACCACGAAGGGTTTGAACATCTTTCTTGAATTTTGTTGTGAGAGTCATTGTTTTGAATGTTGACCTTGTTATTATAAAGGTTTGACAGGCAATCTGTCAAGTGCTCCTTGCGTGGATCGAACACGCCTCAGGCGAATTATGAGTTCGCTGCATTCACCAGATTGCTAAAGGAGCGATGGGAATACTGGGAGTTGAACCCAGACTAAGCCCTTATAAGGAGCCCGCTCTAACCATTAAGCTATACTCCCTTGAATCCAGATCTATAATAGCGGATCTGGAACGCTTTGTCAAGAACCTTCTTCGTGGTCTGTGTGTATTCGTATTAGTTCTTCATCTATACCTGATTCTTTAAATATTTCAATTACTTCTTTATATGGAACCATAACTGCATTTCCATGATCACTTGTAATTATAATTGATTCACCGTTTTCAACCCTATTCATTAAATTGTCAAAATTTTCTTGAAATTCTTCAACTGTAAACTTTGGAATATTTGATAATTCTTCAGTTTCTGAATTTTGGTTTTTCATAAATTTGATTTAAAGTTTAATAAATTTATCTTAATTTAGGACCTAACATCCACGATACTATCGATATTCGTTTTCCTTTTGTAACTGGAGTAACTCTATGAGGAACTCTAGAATCAAAGACAACAATTGTTCCCTTTTGTTTTGGAGCAACAATTAAATTATTGTGATAGTCAATTAATTCTAAGTCACCACCTTCATATTCAGAAGGATCTGTAACAAGTAAAGATGCACTTATTTTTCTTGTGTATCTATCATCTGTTGAAGTTCCATAATCACAATGCCACGTATAGTGATCTCCTTCATTATATGTACTAACTTGTATGTCATCAAGATGATCTAAATCATATTCCCAATTTTCTCTGTTAGATTTATTAAAATAATGAGAAAATATTAACGCAGTCCAATGTTCTTCATTCCACCAAGAAATTTTTGAATTTCTAGTTTTTTCTGAAATTTCATACTCATGATGATCCGAAGAGGATTGAACTTCACCTAAACAATATTCATTCGAAGGAATTTCATTTACTTCTTTAAGAATCAAATCAACAAGATCAGAAGGAATTACTTCAGAATAAAGAAAATAAGGTTGTGCAATAAGATGTTCCGCCATTTTATGATGTAAAAATAATTTTAATCGGGGTGACAGGATTCGAACCTGCGACCTATTGCTCCCAAAGCAACCGCGCTACCAAACTGCGCTACACCCCGTTATTTGCTTTTATGTATGTACATAATACCAGCAAATGGTACGATTGTCAACCCACATCCACATAGAAAAAGAAAAAAAGGACTTGCTGCTAGTGTTTCAACCAAGTGGAAAATCATCTTCCTCTCCAGTTCTTGTATTCATAATACATGTATTGGTCCGCTTCGTCAAGTCCCTGTAAAGGAGATTGAACATCCCAATGTGACCATTCAATACAGAACTGTTTAATATGTATATCATTAGCAGCAGTCTTTACTCCAAGCATTCTTGAAAAGGCAGACATTGCAAATCAATATCTCTGCCTAATGTGCGGTTCCATTTCCCTTATAGTCTTTGGAGTCATAGTATCCTCCTCGTGTTCCAAAGTAAAGTGTAGATAACACAAATGGAATAGCAACGAATAATAGTGCTTTACCTAACATGATGACCTCCAAACATGTATCGCATTCCGTTCAGGATTTTTGCTCCGAATGATCCGAGATTGCGTGAATTAAATCTTTCAAAAAGGGCAGTAGTAATGACAGGAGCGGGAACCCCCAGGTCCACAGCGGCAGAAACAGTCCAACGACCCTCACCGCTATCGGAAACTCCACCAGAGAACTGTTTAAGGCTACCATCCCTGCGTAACACATCAGCAGTAAGATCGAGTAACCAACTGCCAACCACACTACCGCGACGCCATAACTCAGCCACCTCAGCAACGTCAATATCATAGCAATAACTTTCTGGATCTGCCATTGGAGCGACCTCAGCATCTCCTTCTCTGACATATTGTGCTCCATTATTTGCATTCTTTAAGATATTAAATCCTTCAGCATATGCTTGCATCATTCCATATTCAATGCCGTTATGCACCATCTTCACAAAGTGTCCAGCACCTGGACCACCACAATGCAACCATCCATACTCTGCAGAAGTTATGTCCGAGTCAAATTGAGTCCTTGGGGCAGCATTGATTCCTGGGGCAAGGGCATCAAAAATGCGCGAACAAGTGGCGACCGCAGTATTTCCGCCACCAACCATAAGACAGTATCCACGATCCAAACCATAAACACCACCGCTAGTACCACAATCAATATATTGGATACCCAGTTTTGCCAAGCGTTCTGCTCTTTTCCTACTGTCTTTAAAATTGCTATTGCCATGATCAATAATAATATCTCCTTCACTACAATATCGTAGTAACTCATTGATTGTTTCCTCTACTGTTTCGGCAGGGACAACCATTTGGAATATGCCTGGTTGTGATCCACCTTTATTGTTTTGTTTAACTACTTTAACAAGGCTTTCAATATTA